CTTGGTACTACTTCGACAAAGAGAAGTTCTATACGTACGAAAATAGAACCAGTGCTGGTGGCCCCAGTAGTTCGAAAATAGCGACTAAGATTGCAGAAGGTCCGCACGCGCTTTCTAAGAAGAAAAGAGTCCCAATTCGTAGGTTTGTTTTTAGGGATTCTGAGTGGTTTGGGAATAGAGTCTATCTGCAGTTGATGGACCACCTTAACCAGGATAATACGCTCGCTTGGGCCTTGTTTATGTCTAATCTGGCCGTCCCAGTCATCATCGGTGACTTCGACGGTAACAACATGAGTGCCAGTGAGACTGGGTTTATTCAGCTCCCTAGTGGAAGTCAATACAATTGGTCTGAGCCAGAAGGTAAGAGTTTTCTTCATTCAGCTTCTAGAATAGAATCTCTTCGTGAGGAAATTTTCAGATCGCTTTACTTGCAGGTTCAGGGGCGTAGTATGCACGCAACTCCTGCAATGCAGTCTGGGAAAAGTAAAGAAGCTGATTGGGCTCCTGCACATGACGTATTAACTTCAATAGGCAAAGATCTTCGCCAGATAATTGAAGATAGTTTATTGGACGTAATAACTGCTAGGGCTGAGGATGATGAGATCAGACCAGTTGTTACTGGTCTTCAGTTTGAGGATGACATGACCACTGAAGAGGTCTTTGCTGTATCCTCGCTGATATCATTAGGAATACCATCCGAGATTTTCGAAAAGCACGTCTATAAGAAGGTTGCTAGAGCTTGGATGAGATCCTCGCCTCAGGATCACATACAGAAGGTATACGAGGAAATTGACGCAGGTCCGACAAGAGATGAGAAACTTGCCGAGCAGGCTGAGCAACAAGCTGAGCTTGCTAGAAAGAATGCCATTAGCGTCATGAGCAAACCAGGCGGGCCAGCAAAACCCCCTGGCCGAGGTGGATATGCGAAACTTACTACTGCTCAATTAACTTCGTTAATGACTGAGCAGATTGGAACGTTGAAGCCCTATCAGATTCAGCAGGTCATGGAAGCCCTGGATCGTCTTCGCTGGGATCGTGGCACGTTGGCTAGTGTTGACGCCCAGCCGACAGTTAACACCATTATTACCTCCCTGTCGACCAATCAACCTTAGTGCGGGATTAATCGACTGGCAAAATTAGCATCAGCAAAATTTTAGTTTACTCGCTAACTGCGCTATGCTAAAATTAAGTTAGGAGGTTTGAAGTTAGTATGTTCAGTGAACCCGAACCTATTATCATCATCATCCCGCCTTGCTTCTAACTCATTAATAGACGACCTGAGCATGTCGATAAACGGCTCACTTAATTCACAATGGTTCTAGTGGATTAATTCTCGACTTAAGAACTTAGGCCTGGCTATCTCCAGGGGAAAAGGAAAATATGAAATTACTCCCTACTCATAAGTTACTCTCAGTCAACCAAATTTTTGGTTATGACGGAGAAGGAAGTGCTGCCGCTGGTGCTAAGGGAAACAGCGGGGGTGAAGGAAACGCTGAAGGTTCCGCGGTTACAATTGAGGCCGTTAACAACATTGTTAATAACGCAATTGCTAATCTTAGAAAAGTTGATCTACCAAAGATCGTCAACGCAGCTATTAGTCCATTAGCCGAAAGTAATACCACCATAATGGATATGCTTAAGACTATGCGGACTGGCGGCAGCGGTGATGGTAAACCTGGTGGTGAAGACGGTTCCGGGTCTGGCTCCGGGTCGGGCCACAAGATGTCTCCTGAGGATAACGCGACAATTCGCAATCTTCAGGCTGCTACCAAGAGTCTTACTGATCAGATTAACGAGCTTAAGAAGCAAAAAGAAGACGCCGATAAAAAAGCAAACGAGACTGAGATTAACTCAATTGTTCGTGAGGCTTTAGGGCATTTTGAGCTGATTGATGGCAATGCCAGAGATACAGCTTTTACTCTTCTTCGCGCTAATGTGGCTAGAGACTCAGAAGGTAGGATTATTGCTGGTGATAATCTGACTGTCGATGCTTTTGCAAAAGAGTTTTTTGAGAAGCAGCATCCGTATCTTTTGCGCCCTGTTGGTAATGGTGGGGCTGGCGCATCGGGCGGCTCGAAACAAACTCCTAGTCAGACTATTGATTTGAACGACATCAAACCTGGAATGAGCGCGGAAAAAAAGGCGATTCTCTTTGACCAATTGCGCGCGCTGTCTGAAAAAAGAGACTAATAGGAGTAAAAAAGAATGCCGGCAATCACTTCTGCCAACCTAGCTGATGCCATCGTTAGGCTTATCGCGGCTGAGTCGATGGATCCGCTCATGTCCAATTTGTTCATGGGCAATCTTATCAATAGAAATTATGAGCGTACCCTTAATGCGCAGGGTGATACGGTTAACATCCCGATCCCTCCGGTTATGTCTGGTACCAACATTGCTGAGGGCGGATCTGTCACGACTCAGACGCAGAGTCTTGGTAATGCGCAGGTTGTCTTGAACGTGCACTTTGAGTCCTCGTTCCAGATTCCTGACGTTACTCAGGTTATTGCGCATCCTCAGCTGTTGAGCATGTACATGCAGCCGACGATGATTGCAGTTGCAGAGCGTATTGAATCTGACATTTTCAATCTGTACGCCAATCTTACTGCAAATGCTCAGGTTGGCACGAGCAATACGTCTCTTACGGAATCCACGATTGATCGTGCTGAAACTGCGATGTTCGAGGCAAAGATTCCTGCGGGATATCCGAAGTTCCTCGCTGTTTCGCCATCCGGCTATAGCGATCTTCGTCAGATTTCTCGTTTTTCTGAATCCGAAAAATCGCCTGCTTTCGGTAATACAATTCCCGACGGCACCCTTGGCAAGATCAAGGACTTTTACGTCCTGCGCAGCCAGTTGGTTCCTAAGGTCGGTAATACTACCTATAACATGGCATTTGTTCGCGACGCTATGGCTCTGGTCATGCGGCAATTGCCGAAGCCCCTTCCCGGTACTGGTGCCATCGCTGAGTACGCTGAGATGGGTAACTTTGGCATGCGCATTGTGATGAGCTATCAGCCCAACACGCTTGCTCAACAGTTCACTGTGGACGTTCTTTACGGTGTCGCTGTGCTCCGTAACGTGTTTGGCCTCGTCGTGTTAAGCTAACTGAATTTCCGACTTCATTAGCTTAATTTTAGGGGGCTTGGCATTCAAGCCCCCAAAATCTTAACAAAAGGAGAAGTGTTATGGATATCAAAGAATACTACGATCAGGTTAGGGAATTACGCGCGAGTTTATCGCAGATCCTAACGGAATCGTTCCGGTTACTTCATTGCGGAACTCTGGTAAAAACTCTACAGCTGGTACTGTTTTTACTGCCACAGTTAATAATGCTGCACGCGTTATTGCTGATGAAACTCACCGTGAGGCAACTGAGGGCGAGTATAGCGAGTTCTTGGCTCATCAGGAGCGCGAGCGTCAGCAAATTGCTGTCATGGAACAACGGCGTCGTAAGGACGTTATTGTGTACATGAATGCGGGTGATCCTAATACTGTTTTTGCAGGTGTTGGCGTTGATCAGCCTAAGAAGGCCGAAGTATCTGAAATTGCTCCGGCTAAGAAGTAAACAAAAAGAAAGTGGTGAATGGAAATGACCAACTTATCTATCCAAGATCTTGTTACGAAAACTGCAGCCTTTACCGGCACTGGAGTTGACGTTTCTGCTTTAACCGGCGACTGGACCCTTAAGGTTCAGGTCGAAAGTTTGACGAACCAAAAGGCTGCGCGTCTCGTATTTGAAGATACCGTGAATGATTTTACTGCTTCGGTCGCCGTAGCAGTTTTCGCATTCCTCGGCGGTCTTGAGAAGACGTACGACAAGGTCAAGAGCTTCAAGAAGGCTGATCTCCCCGGCGCGCGCGTTGGTGTGACTAACGGTAAGATGCGTCTTAACGTTGGTTTGATCGACGGGTCAGCTTCTGTAAAGTATCGTGCCTGGATCGAATACTAAGTCCAGCTGATTTTTAATCTTGGCATGGTAATGGCTGGATGCTTTTCGGTGTCC